GACGGTAATCTTTCGTCCAAAGATAGCCTCTACTGGATCGATGGTCTTAGGATCAGTCTTCTTTCCTGTCCCGTCGGTTGGCTGCGATTCAATAGGAGCCCACCGTACATCGTTTCCAGTAGCACCCGATGTGATTGTATTTGGCAACATGTCAACTCGGACTCGAGGCTTTCCATCAGCGTCGGTCTCAATTCGACCGCCGTTTGCTGGCGCAAATGGAGGTGTCTTGTAGATTGTTCCGTCATCAGCAGAAATCCAAATTTTCTGTTGAGGATAGTAGAATCCCCATGTCTTTCCAGCGGTACCTCGATCCACTCCAACGACAGGAACACCTTGCTCAATCTTCGCCCGAGGAACTCCACGCTCATCGGTCACCATGAAGGTATACTCTCCTCGACTCTGATCTGCCGGTCGAGCAGGGATAGTAGCGGGGACTCCCTGAGGATCTAGCCCAAGCATCATTGTTCCGTCGGCAAGACCACGAGCGTTGGCAGATGAAATTGCCACCTGCTCAGCCTCGAAGTCCTCGACAGTGCCGGTATATCCCTCTGGAAGTTTCGTGTCGCGCTCGTAGTATCCCATAAGCGTTGCGCCAACCCCAGCAACCGGAGTTCCTGTTCGATACGCATCGTAGATTGCAAGTTCGTTATTGATGAGCGCACCAGTGAATGCGTCGGTTGGAGTTGCAATTCCCTTACCGAAATAAACAGTTTGCTTCCCGGCTAGGAAGTCCGCCCACTGGCGGTTAATCTCGTTAATGCTAGAGTCGTTTCCGTTTGCCTTAGCCACGAGTTCGAGACGGATATCCCGAGCGTCATCATAGTCTTCCATCGCTGTATCGAGGCCGGTCATTGACCGAACCTGCTTGGACCGAGCCTTGTAGGCCTGAGCCTCTGGTGCTGCTCCATTTGCCGATGCATACTGATAGAAGTCCGATGTAGAACCACGATACTGCTCCATGAGCGAGTCATATTCCGCTCGAAGTGCAGGGTCTAGATCAAGGTATCTAATCAGTTGCGCGGCAGCACCGATTGCATCATTTACATCAGACCCAAAGATATTGTCAATTGTAAGTGAAACTTTTTCTCCGCCAACATATAGCGGAACCTGCTTCATGAGGTTATTGATTTTGTTCTCAATAGAAATAACGGTGTTCTTTCTATTGTTATACCCAATATTATACAGGGCAACTCTTGCTGCGTTAAGATCTGCTCGCTTGCCGGCAATATCAATCTTGATTTGGTCAGCAAAATCTGAGTCAGCCAAACCACGAGACTTGAGTTCTGCAAGTTGCGATTGAGCCCACTCGATATAATTCTTGTTGGCCTTGATCTTGCTGCCATACCCCTTGTTTACTGACCTGGCAAGTGCAACATCAAAATCGTCCTTTTCCTTGTTCCAGATTGCAGCCTGGATGCCAATTCCAATATCGAATGACGCTGCACTTCCCATTGTTACACCGCGCATGGCGATGTCGGTCAACTCCCTAAATCGTGCCACATCAATAGCGCCAGTGTTCAAGGATGCTGTTTCTCGTGAAACGATGCTGCTTGCCCTAGTGAGAAGCGCATTCTCTTGGTTCTGACCTTCGAGTCTCCCGATGGCAACATCCGTTCGGGCGATAAGTTCTTCGAATGACGTGATGCCTGCGGTATACTCGGAGGCAACAATACTAACAAACTTCTTACTTTCCTCAATAAGCAATGACTCAAGGTTCTGACGCTCCTCTGGGCTTAGATCCCCGCTAGAAAGCATGTCGGAAATCTTAGAATAGAATTCCTCGTACCCATCGCTACCAGATGCACCAAGTGCGTTCTCTGCTGCGCTAACCTGACGCTGGCGCTCCATGCGCTTGGCGTTCTCGAGCATGTTCATATAATACGCATACTGAGGAGAATTTGGATCCATGCCCTCAGTTTGCGCATTTACGTAGTCTTCGATATCTCCGCTTGTCGGCACACCGCCGCCGTACGTCGTCTGATCCTGGAACGCATTGAGAAGCGCACGCTCAGTAAGCGCACGATTCTGCTGGACTAGGCTGTTGATAAATGAACTTAGGTTTGACGACCCTGTCGTCGACCTTCCGAATTTACCCTGTCGTGCCATTACGCAATTACCTCACCTTCTGGTGCTGCGTTTTCCGCAAGCGCATTTGCAGGGGTGGCTTCAGCCGGGACCTGCGATTGGTTCTCTGGTTGGTTAAGCGACTGCGTACCAGCCGCTGGTGCTTGAAGCGTGCGAGCAGTATTCTCTACGCTCGCCTGCTGTTGAGCAAACTGTTCCATCGCGGCCTGTTGCTGCTGAAGCCCCATCTGCTGGAACATCTGCATCAGGTTGGCCATTGCCATGACGGATGATGGGTTGAGCGTTGCGTCGGTCTGTTCCTCTCGGATGACCGCCATCTCGCCCTCTGGGTCCTCGACACCAACGCGATCCATTGCGCGGTTGGCGCTCCAGATGCGGTTCTGAACGAGGTTGATTGCCGTCTGCGCCAGTTCGAGCGTGTCTCGTGGCGTGAGTTCCGGAGGAGTAATGTCGAGTCGGTAGTTGCCATTGAAGACATCGCCAATCTCTGGCTGCTTTGCTTCCCAGATCTGAGCGCACATCTTCCACACCTGCTTGATCCAGGAGTAGAGCAACTTTCGCTTTGGCGCGATGCGTGCCTCGTAGTTTGCCACAAGCGACGCAATAGCGCGAGATGAACCGAGAACGCTCGACGGCGCAAGGCCGAGGAGCAGGTCGTTGAGTCCCGTCACCACCGCGATTTCGCGGTCGATACGTCGGTTGTAGTCTTCAATCTGGAACTGAGGAATGAACGGTGAGATCGAACGGATCTCGTTGCCCGGACCAGGCGATGCAATCTTGCCTGGCTTTGGGATCGCGTTCGGTGGAACCTCGTCAGGCGCTTCCGGTCCAACCAACTGGAACATCTGTCCGCCGATGACCGAGTGGATCATCTGGGCCTGGTTGGTGATTCGCTCGTCCTTCTCGCGGAGCAACTGCTCTACGTCGTAGAGTTCTGGCTTTCCGTACGGACTGCCAGGAACCTTTGCGTTTGAGAGGAGGACGTACGGGATCTCGCCATTGAACTCGCGGTGTGCGGTATTCTTGACGAGGCTGTTGCCAACGAAGATTGCGTTGTAAACTGTTGGAGCCTTGCCGGCAGCGCCTGGGACCTTGTACCAGTAGTCGTAGACCTCAACCTGTTGCATCTCGTACGGGGTCTCTCGTCGCAGCGGGTTGCGCTCAAACTGGTTCTGGTAGACGTTGGCGATTGGGTCATCGTGAGTGGATGCGGTATAGTTGTACCACTTCCCGCCCTGCTGGGCTGCCACGACGCGGATGCCGTAATCTTCCTCGACCGCCTGCGGGCTCATACCGTAGCAGTAGAGCGCCCAGTCAAGTCGGCTAAAGTCTGACATACCGAATCCGAGATAGAGGTTCTCTGGTGTCTGGACAACACGCACACGAGGAACGCCAGCCTCGGCATCCCAGTAGATCTTTCCTGCGGTATATCCGTAGAGCGACTTGATGAAGCACGCATCCTCGAGGAGGAGGTCGAACTCATTCTCTTCTGCCCATCGGAAGAAGAGTCGCTCGGCGTTTGCTGCGACCATTCGGTCGTCGGTCGTCTCGCCAGCAGGGACGTAGTTGATAACAGGCATGACTGCCTGGAGTGATGCTGGGATGTTCACATACGCTGCGTGTACATTGACCGAGACGTGGGCTCGGCCTGCGGTCCGCGCAGTTGCGTCATCGGCCCAGTGGTCAGGGCCACCGATGGTGATGACGTTTGGATGGTATAGATTGTCGAAGCGTCGGAAGAGTGCGCGGAGCCTGTTCTGCTCCGGCTCTGCCGTCTGCTTGCGCATAAGCACTTCGCTATAGAGCAAGAACTCTGGATCTTGGTCTGGCGCAGAGTTCTGCACCGCCAACTTCTGCTCCATCAACTTGACGACAGCAGCCTGCTGCTCCGTCAAGCGGCTCTTGTCGAGGCGCTGGTATCGCGTCTTGATCGGTGAACCAGCGTCTCCGCGCTTATAGTTGATCTTTACTGGGGATGTAGCGATATCCGGGCCAGTCGCTCGGATTCCGCTGTTAGCACCAGCAGGGGCGCGGCGGGAGGAAGCGCCACTAACCCCTGCTGGAGTTGCCTTCGTAATGAGCGGCGCACCGCCACCGAGTCGGTCAATGACCTGTTCGCCTCGGCCAATGCGCTTCGCCTTGTCGACAGCCTGGCCAATCGACTTAATCTGTTCTGGGGTAGCGACATCTGGGTCAGTCGTGTACTGACCCGGGACTGCTCGTGTCCCCTGGAATGAGCGTGGAACGCCTCGCACCTTAGCCATCAATCACTTGCTCCATAATAGGTGAACACCGGATCTTTGACTGGCTTTTCCGGGTTCCTTGCCGCGTACCATGCTGCGAGCGCCAGAGCCATCACAGCGTCCGTTTCTAACTTCTTGTCATTCAACTTGTACGAAAGCAGTTGCCTTCGCAGATCGTCCCAGGGCTGACCCCTAGGAATTACGAGATTCCCCCTGTCCATCATTGCCTTGAGATTGGAGAGCAACTCCAACTTCTTGGACTTTGTGCCGCCGAAGTCGTAGCCTCTGAGCGGCTTGATGACATTGAACTCTTGGCGGAAGAGCCTGCCGCCGAGGCCGGTCTCATCCACGATAGTGGTGCAGAATGCGCCATCCTGCTGGTAAAGCAGTGCGTTCTCTCGCACCATGTTCACTACGGACGGAATAGTCTGCTTTCCAATTCGTCGTCTTGCTCGTACTCCCACGATTCTGTTACGGTCTGTGTAATCGAGTACGACCGTCCACGTAGCATCAGAAGAAATACCGGGGTCACATCCTTGAACGTATCGGTGTCCCCTCTGTGGCGTGACATCCCCACTAACGTCAGGATCAAAGGCTCGCTCAACGGAGTTGGCCGCGAAGTATGCGTCCCTTGCCTCGATGAAGTATCCGTCGACGTTTTGCGGGACGAGGTACTCGGCTTGTTGTCTGACGATTGACTCAAAGTTTCCAGCGTCAAGTCCGAATCCAACATTGTCGCGGGTTGAAAGTCTGAAAGAAATGAATTGAGGGTCACGACTTGGATTTTCTGGGTTTCCCATTTCCCAGAGGTCTGAGTAGTCTCCGATTCCTTCTGTCGGCGTTCCGATGAAGTGGAGCGGACCGCCCGTCGAGAGTCGGCGGAGGTTGAGGACCTCTTGGTAGATCTCCACCAAGTGTGGCTCGAATGCCGCCTCGTCGAACGAGATCCCATTCATGTCCTTCCCGAGAAGTGCCTTGGCCTTCTCCTGTGTCGTGCGGAAGTGAATGCTTGCCCCACCGACAACTGGGTGGAACTTAATCCAGAGATACTCGCCCCGATACTTCTTGTCGATAGTGGCGATGCTACCGAGTTCGTTTGTTAGTGGGCATCCTCTTCCCTTTTGGGCAGGATGCGTGCCGCTTAGGATTGCGGCGATTTCTCGATGGACGAGTTCTGCGGTTTCCTGCTGGATCCCGACATGATACCATTCGTATGGAGCGTTTGCCCATTGTCGTGCGGAAGCGGGATCGTCTGATTCCGGCTTGCGAAGTCCCATTTTGTACAAGGCGTGGTGAAGGCAGAGGATCGCCATCGCCATCGTTTTCCCTGCACGATTGCCTGCGGATACGACTGTGGTGAGGTATTTCGGCCGAAACCCGCTGTTATCGCGTTCCGCGCAAGCGTTCCACCACCGTACCTGACCGGGATGTCCCTTGATGCCGAGCCAGCGATCAGCAAAGAACTCGATGTTATCGCGGCCGAGAGCCAGATCTCGTGCAATTTCATTTTGCAGAGGATCGCCCCTTCAACCGCTTGCTCATCGCGCTTGCCTTTGCCTTCGCGTCTGCCTTGCTGCTTGCACCCCATGCTTGTAGGCTGAGCAGGAGCCGCGTCGGCTCACCGTTTGGCTTGCGCTCTGGACCTGGCATATTACCCATTCGGGCGAGGAATGACGCTCGTCGTGGATTATCACCGCGCTTGACAGGTGGCTTCAATGTCCCACCAGTCTGCGCCTTATACGATGCGCGACCCTTGGCGTTCAGTCCTCCCTTTGGATTTTGCCCTTCCTTGCGTTGCCATGCAGCAGTCCTAGTCATTATCGTACCTCATTGTGGTAGTATAGAACACGATCACAGAAGGCAATGTTCTCGGCCTTCTCCGCGATGCGCTTGATAAATGTGCCGTCTGCTTCGTAGTGTCGGTCGACGTACCCGGCAGATCGACCCTTGTCGACCTTAACAATGAAGTTTCCAGACGTTGAACTGCTGTGAGCAAACTTGGGGTGGTCATTTCTAGACCAACCACAGTATACCACATCTGCTCCAGATTCTGCAAGTTTCATCATCTCGTGGATGTAATCAGGATGATAGGAATCGTCGTGGTTGAACCACCCAGCGTAGTCCGAGGTTGCCAGATCGAGTCCTTTTGCGCGCTTTGCGTGGCCCCAGTCCCCCAAGTTCGGCTCTTCGTAGAAGCGCACCGTTGGAAACTCTGAGCGCAAGTCGGTCAGGTCGATGTCCGATGCCAGCGCGATGATCTCGTCGGGTCGTCGTACTTGCCATTCCTGAAGGTCTTTCAGGATCCTGCGCAGGTTTGCCTTATCGGCATGCGCAGTCACAACCGCTGTCAGTGTCGCCATTGATCCTCCTGATGATGTCTGTGCTTGATACGGATTGCGTATATGGAATGTAGAGCATCTCGATGGCCCTGTCCTCCAGCCATCCCCTGGTAATCCCCAACTGTTTTAGGAGCGATTCGTCAGTCCAGTCGTCCCCATGAGCGATGTAGCCAATCTCTCGGTCGGTGATCCTATCGATTGTTACACCAGTGTCTTCGTCTCCGATGTTGACGCATACGTCATCGACGTACTTGCATCCAGCCAGAGATTCCATCCGCTCACCGAGCGTGAGGATTGGTGTCCTCTTATACCTGGAAGCAAAGTCATCGGTATTGAGCGATACGAGGACTGGGCCATGTTGCTGTGCTTGCTGAAGGAACTTCATATGACCATAATGAAACAGGTCAAATGTCCCCCCAACGTAAACCCAAGGCTTGCTCATGATCCCTCAGTTACTTGCTCTACTGGTACAGCCTCGATGATCTCATATGTCGTCGTGGCTCCGCCCAAGATCTGGGCAAGCGAGACAACAAGGTCGCGGTCTGCGCTCTTGTCGTTTCGTTTATCCAGCATCTCTTGCGCCCGGAGTCCCTCGGACAGTGTCGGGTTCATGTTTCCAGACTCTACCTCCGAGAAGACATAGTCCCGAACCAACGTGGCGAGGTCTCGGTGCTGTGCCTTGATCGTACTCTGTGCCTTCTCCATCTTCTTGACGGCGGCAATCCGAGCAGACTCGTGAGGTGTTGTCAGGTGTTCTCTCTTGTGCTTTCCAAGGGTGTTGCGGCTAATATAGTAGCCTTCATCCTTGAGCCACGTTGCAATCTTGAGATCCGGCATCCCGTCCTTCATCCGCTTATTGATTAACTCGACGAGCGGTGATCGGCAGACGTGGCATCCAGTCAATACTGGGGCCAGATCTCGTGCGTCCATTTAGGCCTTTGAGCCGAACGCCTTGTCCTCTGGGTTCAGCCAGCGGATAACGACTGGGACGACGGCTGCAAGACCAGCGGACACGATGGACTTCCATCCGTCAGCGCCGAAATCGAATGCGCCGCC